ACTCGCATGGGTCGACTACAGGTGTACATTGAGTCATTCAACGACGGCAAAGGCAAGGACAATTCTGATTTTTGGCGCACAGTAAGCTATTGTCCACCTTTCTATGGAGCCACGCCCAAGGGCGGTAGTGCTGGTACTGGAACTTTTCTGGATGGCAATCAACAAAGCTATGGCATGTGGTTCACTCCGCCCGACATAGGTGTACGGGTATTGTGCTTTTTTGTCAACGATGATCCGGGCAATGGATACTACATTGGTTGTCTGCCAGAAGATGGAGTCACACATATGATTCCAGCCATTGGAGCAGTCGATCAAGACAGGGCGCAGACTCAAAATGCAGATCAGGCCAGCTATCTGGGCAATTCTGCTAGACTACCTGTTACTGAAATTAACACTGCTCCGTCTAATCCTCAAACCAGTGAAAGTGCCACTTTCTTTAATGAAAAGAAACCGGTACATAGCTATGTGGCTGGCATCTTGTTTCAGCAAGGGCTAAACAATGACAATGTGCGCGGAAGTATTGCATCCAGTTCGCAACGCGAAAGTCCCAGCAACTGTTACGGAATAAGCACACCAGGTCGGGCCATCTATCAAGGTGGACTGGGAGACACTCTTGACGAACAGGCACTGGCAAGCCAGACCCTGGATGATATCAAGGTAATTGGTCGACGAGGTGGGCACAGTTTTGTCATGGATGATGGCGCTCAAGATGGATCCGACAACTTGATTCGTATCAGAACCAGTAAAGGACACCAAATTACCATGAGCGATGATGGCAACTGTTTTTACATCTGTCATGCCAACGGACAGGCCTGGATTGAATTGGGGCAAGAAGGCACCATGGATGTTTACAGTACCAACAGCATAAACATGCGAACTGACGGCACTATCAATCTACATGCTGATGCAGATGTGAATATTTTTGCTGGTGGAAAAATGAATCTCAAAAGTCTAAAAGGCACCAGCATACAAAGTGATTTAGAAATTGATGTTGCCAGCAAGACTCGATTGAGTTTGTACAGCACATCGGGCCTGGGAATCAAAAGCGGCGGACCGGTGGCTATCAAAAGCTCACTTGGCAGCTGGAGTTGTGAATCAACACTGAGCCTGGCTGGAAGCAAGTTGAACCTCAACAGTGGCGGAGCACAAGATGTGGAAACTCCCAAAGGCATTGTGACCTATCTACAACCCAACTCAGAATTTGATAACAGCACTGGCTGGCAGATAGATCCTACTGGTACAGAAAGCTGTTGTACCCGAGCACCCAGCCACGAACCATATCCTTATCACAACCAAGGGGTGTCTGTGCAAAACAGCTTGGGCAAGGCTGGACAACCAACCCCACCGCCCAATGCACCCAGCGTACCAGCCGGAGTAACTATTACAAAAACCAAATGAGTCTATTCAAATACACCTTGCCTTCCGGCTCTGAGTTTACCATGACAGCGCCAGCTGGTACCACACAGCTGGAAGCAGACTTGATCTTTTTCAATCAAGTGGCAGCCGGCACATTTGTGGGATACAGTGTTGGTCAAACATTGACCTCTGCACAAGTCATGGTCAGCAAGTTTGCTCTCAGTAGACTGGATCGGGGCACAGCCGGAGTAGATATCACAGCCATTCTCTCTGTGGTCAACGGTGTGCCTACCACCAGCACTCCGGCCAGCATGCCAGTTGAAGCAGCAGCCATTGTGTCTTTGGTCAATGCTGGTCCTACTGTGCGTGCCATACCATCCTTGATCAACATACCCTTAACCAATCCTATTACGCAGGCTGATCTTGTGAATGTCAGCGCAGGAGGGTCCGCCGGTGTCACCGGCAACGTATCGTCTACTGTAATTGGGATCACCACAGATCTAGCACCCCCGCCTATAGGCCCACTCAGTTCAGATCAGGTCAGAGGTATACTGGCACAGATAGCCAATCTTGTGGATCAGCCGTTCAATGTCATGAGCGATAGCAAAGGAGTTGGACAGTTTGGGCTGACAGTGCCACAACTGGAACAGGTTGGATTGGTCAAGCCCGGGGTATGGCAACGATTTATATTTGATCCGGCTCCACTTACTGCGGTGTTAAGTTCGCCTGCAATATGGACCGGACGTGGTGGTATAAACTCCGCACAAGATTTTTTGGGTAGTGTTACAGCACAAAATTCAGCGCAGGTAAATTTGATGCAGAATGCCTATCAAGGTCTGTTGGGCACCGGTGCTATTTCTGTGCCTGCTCTGCCATCAATTTTGGCCAGTCAAGGACAGATATTTACCCAAAGCGGTCTGCAGGGCATATCATCTTTGAGTGCATTGACCAATACCAGTCTCAGTGTGCCCACTGTGTTATCTTCGGCACTGAGTGGTACTCCTGTTGCCAGCTTGTTGAGCAGCGCCACTACAAATTTATCAACCATAGGATCTGGTGCCATTGGTGCAATACCCGGTGTGGTCAGTCTGACCAGCGGTCTTTCTAGAAGCTCAATTGGTGATGTGGGTGCGCTGGTAGCCACTGCCAGCCGTTTCGGCACCGAAGCGGCCACAGCATGGTCGCAAGGCAACAGTGGAGTCTTGTCCGCTATAACCAGTTCAGTAAACAGTCTGGTAGGTGGTGCAGGTAACAACATATCCAGTCTCACAAGTGCGCTCAATATCACTGGCAAGGCCAGTCAATTTGCCACGACCTTTGCCACACCTGGGGCCAATCTTGGCAATCTAGGAAATTTTGACGCCGGTAGTATAAGTGGACTGGCCGACAGACTTACTGGCAGTGCCTCTGGACTGGTAGATAATCTCAGCGGTGCTGTCACAAATAGCGTGGCTGCGCTGACTGCTGGATTGGGAGGCATAGGAGACAAGCTGACTGGAGGACTAGCCAATTTGTCCAATTTGGCAGATCTTGGTAGCCTGGGAAAACTAGGCGGCCTTCTTGGCGGTGGTGGTGATGGCCTTGTGTCAGCCACACAGGTAGCAGCCGGTTTTAGCAACACAGTGGATCGTTCCACGGTGGATGCAGCGTTTGTGAAAATTTTAGGCAGTAACAAAATACCAGTTCCCACTTTTGAATACCCGTCTGTCAACAGCCTCAGTCTGGGTGCCGGTCTTGACATTGCCAGTGCTCAAAAAACCTTGCAAAATCTCAAAAGTCAAGGAGGAGCTTTGTTGGCACAAGCATCTCAGATTTCCAGTGTGGCCACTGCTGCAGTGGCCAGTGCCAGGGGCGCTGCAACCAACGCAGGCGGGGTGATTTCTAATGTGTTGACACAAACTATTAGAGGTTAAATACAACATGACAACCTTTATTGGATTCAACACAATCAATCAAAACAAATATTTCACACTGACTGATTTTGAATTGATCAAACGTGATTTATTGAACGCTTTCAACATCAGACAAGGCGAACTAGTAGGGCGGTGTGCATATGGCACAACCTTGTTTGACATGCTGTTTGAAAATCAAACACAGGACACACTTACTCAAATCTATGCTGAAATACAACGAGTGGCCGCGGGCGATCCGCGTATATATATCAGTGCGCTGGAAGTGTTTCCACAGCAGAACGGTTTATTGTTACAACTAGAACTCACAGTGGTACAGACCACAGATGCACAACGATTAAGTGTGTTTTTTGATCAAAATCAACGAGTGGCCACTTTTGTATAAACTGACCATATAATATTTTCAATAAATACAAGACACTGGAACAAATATGGCCACAACCACAAGACAAACTGTAATATTTGGAGTAGAGGACTGGAAGCGTATCTATCAGACCTATAGAGAAGCTGATTTTCAAAGTTATGATTTTGAAACACTGCGTAAAAGTTTTGTGGACTATTTGCGTCTTTACTACCCAGAAACATTCAACGACTACATAGAAAGTTCAGAATTTATAGCCTTGCTGGATGTCATGGCTTTTATGGGTCAGGCTCTGGCCTTCCGTACTGATCTAAACACTCGAGAAAATTATCTAGACACAGCCGAACGCAGAGACAGCGTGATCAAGCTGGCAAATCTGGTCAGCTATACTCCCTTGCGCAACACAAATGCCAGCGGCTATCTAAAAGTTTTTAGCATCAGCACAACAGAATCCGTGATTGATTACAACGGGATCAATCTGGCCAACTTGACAATCAACTGGGCTGATCCTACCAATCTTGACTGGCAAGAACAGTTCACAGCCATAATAAATGCCAGTCTTGTGAACACGCAGAGATTTGGCAGACCCGGAGTTACTCAATCAATACTGGGCGTTGACACTAGCGAATACACCATCAATCTGGTGCCAGGATTTTTACCGGTGATTCCTTACACAGCCACAATTGACGGAGTAAACATGCCGTTTGAAGCAGTGAATGCCACATCAGCCGGTCAAGATTTTATTTACGAACCAGCACCGTTGCCAGATGTTGGATTCAACATCCTGTTCAGAAATGATCAGTTGGGATTTGCCAGCGCCAATACCGGATACTTTTTTTATTTCAAACAAGGCACTCTGCAAAATCAAGATTTTAATCTGGCGGAACGCATTACCAACCGAGCAGTAAACATCAATATAGAAGGCATCAACAACGATGACGTATGGTTGTTCCAGCTGGATACTGTGGGTGGTATAAGATTCTTTTGGAGATCTGTGCAAAGCGTGTATGCAGCCGCAGTGGAACAACTGGCACCGGGCACACAAAATATCTACAGTATCAGTAGTAGAGTAAATGATCAAATTACCTTGAACTTTGGTGACGGCATATTCAGTACCATCCCGGTTGGCATATTCAGAAACTATGTGCGTGCCAGTAACGGATTGACCTACATAATCAACCCACAAGAAATGCAGAGCGTGCAGATACCCATCAGTTATGTGAGCCGCACCGGACAGATAGAAACTCTTACCTTTGCTTGCGGAATTACCGAGCCGGTAACCAATGCGCAGTCCAGAGAAACCATTGCTGAAATCAAACAGCGTGCCCCAGCACAGTATTACACACAAAATCGCATGGTAAATGGTGAGGACTACAACAATTTTCCTTTCACACAGTACAACAGCATCTTGAAAAGCAGTGCTCTCAATCGAGCCAGTATCGGAACCAGCAGGTATCTTGACCTGGTTGATGGCACTGGAAAATATTCCAGCACCAACATTTTTGCCAGTGATGGCGCACTGTTTGAAGCAAATATCACTCCAGCATTTCAGTTTTCCTGGGTCAGTGTCAATGACATTAGCGATGTAGTGTACAATCAAATCAATCCCCTGTTGATTGCAGCCGGATCAACACAGTTTTATTACGCTAATTTTCCAAGACCGAACTTGTCTGCACTGAACATATCATGGAATCAAAGCACCGTGATAGTGAATGAAACTACAGGATATTTCCAAGACAGCTCTGATATTCCAGTACCAATTGGACAGTTCGCTAGTAACAATTCGCAATACATTTTGCCTGGCAGTCTGGTCAAATTTGTGCCGCCTGCAGGCTATTTCTTTGATGCCGAAAACAATTTAAAAGTTGGCACCGCCAGTCTACCTAGTGAAAAAACTGAACTTTGGGCCAGTCCTGTAGCAGTATATTTGTCAGGTACAGCACAAGGGCTGGGTAATTTGCCCAGTGGAATTGGTCCTGTGGTTTTGAATACCTATGTGCCAACTGGTGCTATACCTTCGGAAGTTATTCCAATCTTGATCACAGATCTTCCCACCAGCCTCAAACAGGAGGTGGTAAATCAAATATTCCTTAATCAAAATTTTGGACTGGGTTATAATAATCTCACTGCTACCTGGTATCTAATAACCAGCAGCAATCTGGCTACCGATGCAACTTTTAGTTTGACCAATGCACAAAATACTACAGGAACCAACCTTGATGCCAGCTGGTTGATACAGGCCACTACCAATGGGTCAACCTACACTGTAGTATCAAGAGCACTGAATTATTATTTTGCCAGTGTGGCTGAAACAAGATTTTTCTTCTACACCCCCAATCCCATTTATGACAGCAGGACTGGCACAGTGATAAGAGACTTTGTGAATGTCTTAAAGATCAACAGCCAGCCAGATTTGAACTATCCATTACCGGATGACACCAGGTTGACCATTATTGATCAACCCGTGCTGACAGATGGGCTTACTGATGATTTCCAGGTAGAAGTCAGTTATGAACTCAGACCCGGCACTGCTATACCGGTCAATCCTGATTTTTTTGATGATTTGGTAGCTCCAACCATAGACG